TGCTTGACCCGAAGAAGATTTACAACGTGCAGGCTAGACTTGCAGAGACAGCCGGATTCAAGAATCCGAGTGAATTTTGGGTTGACCCTGATAGCCTTCCCCCGGCGCAACCAAAGCAGGCACCGCCTGATCCAAAGATACTGCTGGAGCAGGCCAAGTTGCAGAATGACGTGAATAAGACGCAGGCAGAGATGCAGATCGAGCAACAGGGCAATGCCGCCGAGATGGAATTCAAGCGGCAGGAGGCTGAGTTGAATCGTCAGCATGAAATGGCAATGACTGAATTGAAACTGGAATCAGCGGANCGGATTCGCGCTGCTGAGTTGTTGATTGAGCAAACCGGCGGCATGGAGCGGGCAAGTAGCAGCCAAGAACCTGATAGTGATGACTCCGATAAACAATCGTCCGCCGTTGAGATTATGCTAGAACACATGCAGACTACAATGACCGCTCTTGCAGAATCAATAGCCGCTCCAAAGGTGGTAGTGAGAGACGATAATGGGACGGTTGTCGGCATTCAGATGCTGGGTGGAGAAGGTTCTATACAGAAGTCAGTAATCAGGGATAATCAAGGAAATATCGTTGGACTTCATTGATGGAGGAACTATGACGCAACCACTTATCTTTACCAGCAAAGGGAATCTTCCACTTGCAGACCTTCATCATGAAGTAATTGGGAGTGTAGGAATAGTAAGTGCGAATGATGGAACTGTAGTTAATGGCCACGGTTTCATCATTACCGATACGGCACCCCGCCTATGGTGGAAGCGCAAACCACGGAAGTTGGATGACAAGGAAGCAGAAGAAAAGATTTTCAAGGTCGCCAGAGTAATTGAGCGTGTGGTGAAACATGTTGCTAATTCCAACGAACCATCTGTATCGAAAGAAGTATATCGAAAGGCAGCATACGCAGAAGTAGCACCATTACTGCAAGAAATGCCTGGATTCGATTGGTCGCCAATGTTCAGGGCAATACTGATGCAGAGCAAATTGCAGGAGCAGAACAGAATTGCAGCAGAGCAGGCAGGAATTCTAGCAAAACAGGAAATTGAACGTATCAAGCGCATTCGGGATGATGAAGAAGCATTGATAGTTTTACTTATGGGAGCATAGGCATGGACTACGAAAAAACACAGGCAGATATAGATAAAGGCCGGAAAGCAGAAGAATTACTGGAAAACGAGTTACTTAAAGAGGCGCTGACTGCCATCGAAAAGGAAATCAATGACCAGTGGCTTGCCTGCCCTGCGCGAGATAAAGAAGGAAAAGAGGCGCTTTGGCAATTAGCAAAAACTATCGAAAAGTTCAGAAACATATTGACAGGCTATGTAGAAGGTGGCAAACTTGCCACAGACCAGTTCGCCAGATTTGAGAAAGAAAGCAAGTTGCGGTCTTTCCTGAAGATGGCTTAACTAAAGGAGTACTTAAATGAGTGAAGCGGAAGACACCAATCCTGAATTGGAAGTGTCGATTGATGATGTAGCTAATTTGCTGGATACGACCGACGAATTGCCAGATGAAGGCAGTGATGAGGAAGTCCGCGAGGACGACGCCGAAGCGCAGCCGGAAGAAGACGAAGAAGTTGAGTACGAAGGCAAGACTTACAAAGTGCCCAAGGAGTTAAAGGGCGCTTTGATGAAGAACGCTGACTACACACAAAAAACGCAGGAAGTCGCCGAGCAGCGCAAAGCAGTTGAAGATCGCGTTGAATCACTCAATCAGCGTGAAAAACTGATGGCGCAAACGTTCGATAAGGCAGTTGAGTTCCACGACATCAAAAACAGGCTATCCCAGTACGAGCAAATCGACTGGCAGAATCTTGTTGATGCCGACCCGGTGCAAGCCACAAAACTCAATCTGGCCTATCAGCAGCTTCAGCGCGAAGCACAGCAGAAGTATGGCGAGTTGCAGCAGGCTCAATATCAGGCGCAAGAATTGTCGGAGCAATCCCGGCAGAAAATTGTCGCTGAGGAACAAGCCAATCTGAAAGCCAGGCTTCCGCACTTTGATGCGAAGGTGGCTGAGAAAATCAAATCTGTCGGCAAGGAATATGGGCTGACCGATAATGAATTGAACTCCATCGTGGATTCGCGTTATGTGCATGTCCTACACGATGCGATGAAATGGCGTTCGTTGCAGGCCGAAAAGCCAGCAGCAATGAAAAAGGTGACTGAAGCGCCAAAGGCAATTACGCCGCAGGTCGCAAGGTCAAAACAATCGAATCAGGCCGCTTTCGACCGCCTCAAAAAATCAGGGCGAGTAGAGGATTTGGCCGCACTCTTATAAAGGAAACAAATCATGGCACAGCCAACTAATACATTTGACAGTTATGCCGCAATAGGCAACAAGGAAGATTTGCAGGACAAGATTTATATGGTTTCGCCGGAAAAAACGCCGGTGGTCTCGTCCATTCGCCGATTTACCGCCACGCAACGCCTTCATGAATGGCAGCGTGATTCACTTGCTACGCCAGATAAAGACAACGCTGTTATTGAAGGCGATGACCGAACTGGTACAGCACTGACCGCAACTTCTCGTGTTGCTAACACTGTGCAACTGTTCGACAAGGTTGCTGTAGTTTCCGCGACGCAGGAGAAAACCAAGTCGGCAGGTCGCGGTTCAGAGATGAAGTATCAAATATCGAAAAAGATGGTTGAGCTAAAGCGAGACATTGAAGCAATGGTTCTATCGGATAACGTGGCCGTGGCAGGTAACTCGACTACTGCTCGAAAGTCTGCTGGCCTTGGTGCGATGGTCTATACCAACATTTCGCATGGTGGCGCTGGTGCAACTCCGGCTCATACGTCCGGTTTGGCTACTACCGCGCAAACTGCTGGTACTAATCGGGCGTTTACTGAGACATTGCTGAAAACCGTGTTGCAGGCAACCTATACGGCTTCGGGTGAATTCCCTTCGCTAATCAGTCTGACGCCTTCGCACAAGGGTACATTCAGTGGTTTTGCCGGAATTGCAGTTAACCGCTATCAAGTGGCAAAGGGGAAGCAAGGGGTGATCGTAGGTGGAGCAGACGTGTATATGAGCGACTTTGGTGAACTGACCGCCGTTCCAAACTACGTTCAGGCCACGGCAAACGCAACCACAGCTTTTGTCCTTAACCCTGAATATATGGGGATCGCCTATCTCGGTGGGTTCAAATCCGAGCCTTTGGCGAAAACCGGCCATACGGAAAAGGAGCTTGTCTCGACTGAAGCCTGTTTGGTGGTGACTTCTGAAACTGCTCAAGCGGCTGTCAAGAACCTAACCGCGTAATCTGTATAAGTAATCTGAGGAATCCCCGGAGGAAACTCCGGGGGTAAATCCAGGTAGGCTAAGAGGTTCTATTATGACAGTTGTATTCACAGATCATGACCCGGTAACTGGAATAAGCTCTCGTGTACATGAGCTTGATGGCAGGACTGTTATCGAGAAGAAATACGACGCGCAGCCATTCATTGAGGCCGCAGCAGATGCACGGCAAGCAACTGAGGGGCAACGATGGGGAGAGATGCGCCACGTTGGGTTCATTCCGATGGCAGAACTTGGTAAGATGATGCGACAGGATGGTTCTCTGGACAAGAAGCGAACAATAGCTTTTCTGAAGAAAAATCCTGCTTTGGTGACGTTTAGCAAACTGCTAAAATGACTTTTTACCAACTGCTCAAATGAACTATACCCAACTACAAACGAAAATAGCTTCATGGCTTAACCGTGACGATCTTGCAGCGGTAATTCCTGACTTTATCCTATTGGCAGAAGAACGGATTAACCGACATTTGCGAGTGCGCAGCATGGAAGTCACGCTGACTCCTACTGCGATTGTAGATAATCTGGTTTCGCTTCCATCAACAACGCTTGACGTGAAAACGTTGTGGCCGGATGGATACGAAGATCAGCCACTAAAAATTCAGTCACTTGAGGCTGTGCTTGCAATGCCAACGAACGCATTGGCAACGCATTACGCATGGCAAGGAACCTCATTGCGGCTTAATGGTGGCGGTAGCGTTACAGGTGTGCTGTATCAGAAAATCCCTGCACTGGCGACAGCAACAAACAACTGGCTATCGGATTCTGCCGACAGCATCTACCTTTTTGGATCGCTTATCGAGGCTGCCGTTTATTCAGGCAGTGATCCTGCTTTATGGGAATCTCGGTTCGCAGTAGCCGTCAACGAACTGCAAGGTAACGATCAGCGATATTCCGGCCCGCTAGTTGCGAGGTCGAGATGATAAAGATTGCCGGATTCGCGCCAGACGCCGACAAGACAACACCGGGAATCCTGACTGACTGCGAGAATCTTATCCCGAATATTGTTGGCATGACCGGAGCACCATCTGCCGTTACGCCGTCCGGCGTTCCTGCCTTGGCTGCGGCCTGCCAGGGGGCATCGGTTGTCACAAAGCTGGATGGGACGCGTCGCCTGATTGCTGGAACGGCGACAAAGCTTTACGAACTTAGCAGCGGAACATGGACTGACCGCACGCGCGTTGGAGACTATACGGGTGGCGTGGAATCGGACTGGGCAATAACGCAGTTTGGCGATGCGACCTTGGCGGCCAATCGGCACGATACCATCCAGCGGTCAACTACGGGCGCATTCGCTGACATTGCCACTGCGCCAAAAGCGCAAATCGTCTTTTCAGTTGGCGCATTCGTAATGGCGCTCAACGTCAATGACGGCGCTGAAAAGCCTGATGGATGGCATTGCTGCGCGGCTTATGATGACACCAGCTGGACGCCATCAACGGCAACGCAGGCTACCAGTGGGCGGTTGGTGGCAACGGCTGGACAGATCATAGCCGGTGGCAAACTTGGCGAATATGCCGTGGCTTACAAGAATCGCTCGATGTATCTTGGGCAATATGTCGGCGCGCCTGTGGTCTGGGACTGGGTTCAGGTCATCGGCGGGAATGCCGGGTGCATCGGAAGGAATGCGTGGTGCGATCTGGATGGCACGCATTTCTTTGTTGGCGAAGATAACTTCTGGCTGTTTGACGGCACGCGCCCAACGCCTTTGGCTGACGGCGTGTTGCGGCAGTGGTTCGCTAGTAACTGCGCCCCGAGTTACAAATACAAAATTATTTGCACCTACGACAAACTGACAAACCTTGTCTGGGTATTTTATCCATCCACCAATTCAAGCACTCTTGATTCTGCGCTTGTCTATCACGTCACATCAAAGCGATGGGGCAGGGCAAATAGAGCAATTCAGGTGGCACTGGAATATACGGCTTCAAGCATAACAATCAATGGACTGGACGCGCTGTCCGCGACCATCAATGAATTGCCGAACATTCCTTTCGATTCACAATACTGGCTGTCTGGCGGGCGTGCAATGTCCGTGTTCGATACGTCGAACCAGTTGCAAAGCTTGACGGGCAACTCTACTAGCAGTTCAATGACGACAGGCGATGTCGGAGATGACGACGCCGTGACGCTGCTTCAGCAGATCAGGTTGCGTTATGAGACACAACCAACAACTGCGACAGC